AATTAGTAGTCGTGCCGTCAGCAGATGCTGTTGGAGCTACTGGACCATTTTGTACGTCAATTGCGAATACTGGTTGTGCATCGCCGTGTGTTCTTGTAAAACCTGCCATAATGAAATTCCTTTAAAAAGTTTGAATCGTATAGATTCATACTATTATTTATGCCTGGCAAGAAAAAAAGTCGGTTTTGGCTATTGTCTTCCAGCCAAATTCTGGCGACTAAAGCCCATTCTATCTACAAATTTGAGTCCGTTACTAACAAAACCCTCTTGTGTTTGTGTACCGTCTTGCAAATAACCTTTAACAGGAGCTGTCATTGCGGCTTTATTTAACTGTTCTACAATGTTCATTTTTAGATTATAGATAGCGACCCATATGCTAAAAGCACCAACTAATCCTGCTTTATTAGCATTTAAATGCTGATTAATCTTCTCACGCATCTTATCAGTCATTGGTCTAGTCTGAACATAATCCATAAACCCTGCTAATAAATTGTTTAAATCACCTGCTACAATACGCTTATTAATGTACACAGTAAACAATTGATTAAAAGTATTTCTAGCTTGGGGTGCAGTACTCATTAGTTGTTCAACTGTTTGACCATGTTTCGCTATCTCTGATTGAGCTTTTTTAAGTAGACTCGAATTAATTTTTAATTTAGGTGTAACAGGCATCTTAGCAGGTAATATCGCTACATCACTGTTGTTCTTTAAGCTACCTATAGTACCATCTAAAGGAGTAGCTTGGTCAGTTGTTAATGCATCAGGTGCAATATATTGATGTACAACAATACCAGAGTTCTTCCCTTTAAAGAATTGACCTAATTCGCTATTAGCGTCTACTGTATATGTAATTCCATTAGGGTTAGCTTTGAATGTGTATAGCCCGTTCTTTTCTACTAATGGTTGTTTAAACAACAAGTCGCCCCAATAGTAACCTTTACTTTTATCAGACTTCTCTAAGCCAGGCCATATTTGTGCTATAAGCTGATGCAGGTCCGATCTGTCAACACCTCGTTCTTTATCGTATTGTGCAAACTGTTCTGGGCTGAATACCTGACGGCCACTACCATCTTTCTTATTGAACATATGTTTGTCTAATATAGTGAACTTGCCATTACTATTACGACCAAATATTAATGCAGGATATCCATCCCACTTAATTGTAACCTTTTCTGGTTTAGCTACGGTATCAGCCATTGCTTGAACAGCTTGGTTGGCACCTTGTACACCACGCAAGAATATTAAATCTTCAGGGTGGTCTAAGTGTCCCTTATCCTCTGTGATTACAGTGTTAAGACTAGTAATCTTATTGTAAAGTTCTCGTAATTGTTCAATCATTAAGTATTTATAATATTTTTGCTTTTATGGTGTCATAATATGGGAAGTCGCTCAATTTTTTAAATGAGGCTTTAACTATAGTACCCAATTCCCATACTCCCCACCATCTGGGGTTTTCATAATCATAACCAAAATCTTCTGCATTATTATCTATACACCATTTTTTATAATCTTCAAAATTAAGAACCATATCAGATTTAAAGTTTAAAAATATACTAGGGTGTATATTCCTTTGTGGCTGAACCATTTTTCTTTGCAGTGTTTCAACATCATTTTGTTGGAAGATATGCCCCATATTCTTTCCGGTTTCACAATAATCCAGATACAATCTGTCTCTCTTATAACCAAACGTAGCTTCTTGTAGCATTCTATATTTTAATGGTGCAATTTTTAAATCTGGATCTCCTACCGGAGCACCAAATGATGCTGTAAGCCATTCACCACCGTGCAACGTACCTTCAAGCTTATGTATTAATTTGTTAAGTTGTGCAAAATCATCTACTACTTCGTCTAATGTTTCACATTTTTCTAAGTCAGGATCATTTACTCGTTGACGTTGTCCTAATCTTTCGACACATTCGTGTAAATCAAATAATTTTTTTAAAGTTATGTCACTCGTAATATCTACATCAATTTTTATATCATATGTAGAATTGTTTATCTTATCCACATATACTTTTAATTCTAAAAAACTATTTACAATATCTAATTTATCACGACTTATGCTAGTATTATTATGTGTGGATGTGCCATGGCCCTGTTTTATTAAATCTACAAATACAGATGTTGTTTCATTATCGTTTAACTCCACCACTACCCATCCGGTAGATTTACCCTCTTTAGAGAATGTAATAATCATTTTTGAAGCCACAATATTCCTATATTTTTTACAAAGTATTTATATAGTGAATATGTGACTAATAATATTATTCCGTTGACATAACGCAACGTTTTATATTATTTTCCGGCTGCCTGTGCTTGTTGTAGTCGTTGTTGAAGTTTAGCCTCTTCTTCTGGAAGAAAACCTATTCGTTTAGAAGGTGATACTTGTTTTTTGTTACTAGGCGGTGTTTTAGATAACTGTGTTTGTAGGTTTTTCAATACAGATTGCTTTTGTCTAGTAGATAAACCTTGCATCAACTTAGTGATTTGTGTGGCTGTCATCTTAGCTTGTTGCGTTGAGGCTTGAGCCGCTTGCGGTGTAGTATTTGATGTTGCCGCGGCTGATGCAGATGATGGGTTTGCTCCGGTTTGGGCAGGAGTAGTTGTTGCTTGTTGCTGATCTTGTCCAGCTTCTGCGTGTGATACTGACCATGCTACATCAGCTAACTTAGGTATTGTTGACTTACCTTTATCTTTGGAATAAGTTTGTTCCAATTCTTTAGCTAATGTTGCCACTTGAGTCGTTACTGATGGGTCACTGATATTAACACCCTTCATAAACTGTTTAAAGAAGTTAGTAATATATTGACTGATGGTTTGTTTGCTTTGTTGTTGATTAGCTTGACCAACTACTTTACCACCAGGTGAAAGTGCTTGTCCCATTGTAGCTTCAGCTAAAATACTTTCAAAGATGTAGTTTAGTTTATCAAATTGAGTAGATTCAGCTACCTTGCCTTTTGGCTTTTTATTACGCTTAGGCATCTGAACGGTGTTGTCAGGCTTGATATCATTTAAGTTATCATCTAATCCTGCCTGTGCCATCATACCTGCAAGTTTAGGGTTCTTTTGTTTCATCTTGTCAAGTGCGGCTTGTTCAGCATCAGCGTCTGTAGATATCTTTGGTGTAGTCGCTTGGGGAACGTTAGGCATATTACGTTGTGCGGCAATATTGTTCATATTTGCTGCCATATCATCATTGCTTTTTGATTGCGCTTGGCTTGCGGCTGCGTCAGCTTTTTGTTTTTCAGCACTGGCTGCCGCTGATTTATCTAACTCTTTTTGATATTCAGGTGTAGCTTTACCGGTAACTCCATCATATTTACCATTAGGATATCTAGGATCACTTGATTGATAACCTTGCGGAGCAGCCATCTGCTGTTGTGCAGTTTGAGTTGCGGTTGTTTGCTGTTGTTGTCTTACATTGTCAGCACTCTTATTAAACTGATCTGCAGGTAGTTTGCTTACAGGATTCATTTGACCCTGTGCATTTGTAGTGGCTTGACCTTGTTGTGCCTGTCTTACATTACTTGCTGTTTTTGCAAACTGGTCAGCAGGTAATTTACTAACAGGATTCATTTGACCTTGTGCATTTTGTGTCGCAGTTGCTTGTTGGTTTTGTCTAGTAGTTGCGGCTGTTTTTGCAAACTGGTCAGCTGGTAACTTACTCATTGGAGTCATCTGACCTTGTGCCGTAGTAGTTGCCTGACCTTGTTTTTGTTGTCTAATATTACCAGCTTGAACTGCGGCTTGATTAGCAGGTAACTTACTGAATGGTCCATTGTTTGCCATTTGTTGTTGTGCAACGCCTGTTGCCGCCGCTTGTTTTTCTTGTCTGATTTGTTCCGGTGACTTCTTAGCACTTAGTTGGTTAGCCATTTGTCCAAAAGCATTTGCACCTGCTGTATTGGCTGCGCCACGATTCTGCGCAGGAGTAGGAGAAACATTTTTTCCTGCTTTAGGATTAACCTGTGTTGTTGGGTTAGTTACCGGATTAGTTATCGGATTAGTTACCGGATTCTTTGCTGTATTGTTTCCAAAGTTAGTACCAATATTTGCACCTGATGTTTTACCTGCGGCATTAGGATCAACTAACCCACCATCAATCGCACTTTGTAATCCGCTAAGGGCACGACTATTGAATTTTTTTATAAAATCATCTTTAGCCATTTGGTCTGTGGTGCTTAATACATTCTTGCCACCCAAAGAGCCTAAGCCTGATCTTACTGCGGCAGATCCATAATCTCCTAAAAATGAACTTAAATCCAGTTCATTTAATTTTGCTTTTTTAAATTCATTCAGCTTCACGGTTTTTCCTTAATGACTTGGAAAATTTTGCTTGATCCTTGCTCTTTATAGCACCTAACAGTTTACGCTCTAAAATGGCGGCTTGTTCAGGACTATAGTTACGATTAATCATTTCTATTAGATTGATAGCACTTGTGATAATATTGTGGCCACGACTCTCAATAATGTGAGTCGTGTCCCTATTATTACCAATAGCTTCCAATTCCTCTAGTAGACTGCGAGTTTGTTTTTGCATATTAGTTTCCTAATAGTATTTATCTACGTTTAGGATTTATTTCTTAAACCATTCAACATTGATTTGAGCTTAGAACCCTGTACATCCGCTATAATACGCTTGTTTTCCGGCTCTAGTATCTCCCCTGTAGCTTGGTCTATGATAGGCGAGGTTGATGCTAGTGTACTTTGAGGCTTTAATTGACTCATAATATCATTAGCACTAGGTTTGGGGGTATAACTATTCTGATTATCAGGATCGCTGTCACTAATACGCATAGTCTCAATATCATAGTCTAAGTCAATCTTTTGTCCTACACCAGTACTGCTACGACTTTTCATACATTGAATCTGATACTTACCACGCTCACGCATACTGCGACTTGTAAAGATACCAAACACATTATCTGCTGTATTAATCTTACTGATACCACCTGCAATATGACTATGATCAAACTCAATCTCATCAACTGCACTACGATTTAATTGACTTGCAGTCACCATCAATATGCCCATCTCTTTTGCTAAGTTGCGTAGTTCTTCAGCAACATACTTGTCTTTGATAAACTGGTCGTTAGGATTAACTTTAACAGAAACAGGCATAACCAAATCTAAGTAGTCAACCATCACAAAGTCAATTTTAATACCTGTTTGAATCTGTACCTCTTTTAAATAAGCACGAATATCATTCACATTACTTTGTGCGGGTAATCCTTTAACACGATACTGTCCTGACTTTTTACCAATCATCTTTACCTTAAGACTTGTAGTATCAATATCTTTACGAATTGCTTTTGTACCCATCATAGTCAACATAGCATCTGTTCTTAATGATGTTAGTTCTTCACTAAGTTCTAGTGTAATATAAACACCACTCATTCCCTGTTGCAACCAGTTCAATGCAATATTCATCATAA